ACCCTTATACTTTTTAGGGTTAGAAGGTCTATATATCCCTTTATAGCTCATATATAATAATAACAACTTAAGTTTATTTATCGTGTCATTTCCAAGAAGTTCAGAAATATTTAGAGGAGATATGAGAGATGTCCGTGATACTGTCGCACGGCCGTCTCTGGATACTTATTATCAAGTTAATTTTTCATTTGGACACTTTGATAAGTGGTTGGCACAGGCAAATGGTAATGATGGCCCTGATTCTAAAAAAAGAACTCAGGCGAGAGGATTTCAAAGAAAGATGTCCTTATTATGCACACAGGCAGAAATTCCAGGCACAAGTTTTGTAGAATCCACTGTGGTTGGACACCATCAGGGTATTCAAGAGTCATTTCCACAATTAAGAAATTATCCTCCTTTAAATCTAGTGTTTTATGTTGACGCAGATCATGTCATCTTAGAGGTTTTGGAAACTTGGATGTCTTATATTAATCCAATACAAACAAATCAAAGAAGATTCAACGCTTATTCAAGATTCAACTATCCAGAGAACTATAAAGAAATTATTCACGTTTCAAAATTTGAAAGAGATACCTTTGTGGGAGATAAATTAAAAGGAGACTATAAAACTGAAATAACAACTTATGAATTTGTGAATATTTGGCCTAGTAATTTAACTTCAATAAGACTTGCCTATGGAGACTCAAATGTGTTAAAATGTAATGTACAGTTTTTGTATGATAGATTCTTCACAAGTTTCCATAAAGTTGACATTGGTGCAGCACCAGTTAACACATCAGATGGTGTGATTACCTCAAAAGATGCACAGGGATTTCCTGTATTTGGAGAAGAATTGGACAGAGAAAGACATCTTGGTTACTTCAGAAACAGAAGAACTGAGAACAGAGAACGAACCTTTGATAACTTTAAAAATTTTAAAAATCATATCAACGAAATTGTCAACTGAAAGATTCGTTTATACAGAGGTAATAAGATAAACCTCCCTATATAAAATATCGAATAGATTATTATGCCATTACCAACCATTGAAACTCCAACACATGAGTTGAAGTTACCTTCCTCAAGTAAGAAAGTTAGGTATAGACCATTTCTTGTCAAGGAAGAAAAAATACTAATCATTGCCCTTGAATCAAAGAATCAAAATGAAATCACAACTGCTGTGACAGAAGTTTTGAAAAAATGTATTTTAACAAAGGGGATTGATGTTGACAGTCTACCTACATTTGACATTGAATATTTGTTTCTAAATATTCGTGCTAAATCAATTGGGGAGGACATTAAACTAACTGTGACATGTCCTGATGATAGAAAGACAAAAGTTCCAGTCACAATATATGTGGATGAGATCAAAGTTGTCAAACCAAAGAATCATAAGAAAGACATTGTTTTAGATGATAAATTGACTCTTCGTATGAAATATCCATCATTATCTCAGTTCATTTCAAGTAACTTTGATACAGAGGATGAGGCAGAAGAACTGGTTGATAAAACTTTTAAGGTTGTCGCTGATTGTATTGAGACTATCTACAATGAAGAGGATGCGTGGGATGCTAAGGATTACACTCCACAGGAAAGAATTGAATTTGTAGAACAACTAAACTCAAAACAATACAAGGCTGTTGAAACATTCTTTGAGACAATGCCTAAATTATCTCACACGATTGATGTTGTGAATCCAAACACAAAAGAAAAAGGTAGTGTCGTTTTGGAGGGCTTATCCGATTTTTTCGTATAAGTATTGCAAGAGAGGATCTTGAATCCTATTATCGTATTAACTTTGCTCTCATGCAATACCATAAATATAGCTTGACGGAACTCGAAAATATGATGCCTTGGGAGAGAGACATTTATTTAACTCTTCTAACGCAATATATTGAAGAACAAAATCTCAAGAATCAACAAAGACAGGGTGTTATGAAGTATGGATGAAGAAGAACAACAACAATCTGATTCAAAAATAAGCGTAAGTAGTTTTTTTGAACGAGTCGATTCTGTCGAGAAGGTGGCGAACAGTGCTTTATCAAAAGCAAATGCGAATCTTGGTATTATTAATAATCAAAAAATACTTATCAACAGCATAAATGTCTCAATTGAAGCATTGGAGACGAAGGTTAGAGATATTGCAAATTATATAATTATAGAGAAAAAAATTGAGAAGGATGCTGAGGAAGATAGACTCTTTGAACAACAGGATGAGTCTCAGAAAGGTTCGATGTTAGAGAGACTTGCTGGTCTTAAATCGAATAATGAGAGTGAACAAACTCAAGCAGCAGGCGAGGAACCGAAGAAAGGTGGTGGTGGTATTTTAGGAACTCTTCTATCATTAGGAATCGGTGCTTTTGCACTTAAATTTCTTTGGCCTGCTATTTTGCCCTTAGCTGGAGGTTTGATCAAGGGTTCTCTGGCAAAATTTGCAATGTTCAGTATTGGTGGACTTGGAACTCTTCTTAAGGGAATATTAGTAGGCACTCTTGGAGGATTAGGTATTTTTGGTCTTGGTAAAATGTTCACAGACTTAGGAAATTCTATTAAAGATAGATTTGATAAAATTGCAGAGAGTTCTAAGAAAGCTATTAATAATTTTAAATTTGGAAAAGATGGTAAGGTTGATGGAACTGATTCACTTAATGTAGAGGGTGGTGAAGGTGGTACAGAGGGTGGTGAAGAAAAAGAAATGAGTAATTTAGGGCCAGATTATAAGCAACAGGAAGAGGATGCTTTTAAAGCAGCTGAAGAGTATAAAGCAGAAAAATCTAATCTTAATCTTGAAGAAAATTCTGCGGTTAATGATATGGATGATACTCTTAAAAATAAAGATTTGGTTAAAAATGGTGAAAACGTTGAGGATAAGAAAAAGGGAAAACTAATGGTCAGATATAAGTATGGAGGTTCCACTGCACTAATTGAAAAAGACGGCGAACTTGATTCATTATCAAAGGATGAATTAGCTGACAAATATGTAGAATTGCATAAACGATATCTAAAAAATCCCGATTCTTTTTCAAATAGAGAACTTACTAACTATGAGATCAAATTGCCTGGATTAATGATGGCTAAATATAAACTCTTTAGTGGTAACATTCAATCTGTTTTGCAAGGTGGTGACTCTCTTGATCCATATGTAACCAACCGTTTTAAAGAGGAAAAGTTAGAACCAGAATTAGAATCAGTTACGGAAAACAAAGATATGGATTTAAGTTTATCTGATTCATTTTCAGACAAACTTCAACCACTTAATGATAGACTAGACACTCTTAGTGAAGATTTTACAGGATCAATTAACGCAGAGAGTGGTCAAATGTTTTCTAGACCATCCAACAGTCCAAACACCACAGTGACTGTATTTAAACAAACTTCATCAAATTCTCCTTTCACGAGTCTTATGTCAAATAAGTATCTTTCATTAAACTCCGTGTTACCACCAGAAGTGTATAGGTCAATTAAATAATGGCTGAATCTAAACTTTTCGTTAAAAAATGCGTATTAATTCCTGATGAGGGTGGCAAATCTTCTTTGAAGGAACCGCAAAATATCACTGCTGGTGTAACCAACATTGATTACTTTGAGAGTCTTCTGAGTCCAACTATAGAATTAAAAGTTACTTTTGTTGATGTTGATCAATTAATAGGAAGATTGGGAGTTACTGGAGGGGAATATATTGATCTCACAATATTATATGGTGATGGAGATCAAACTGAATTTAAAATTAGAGCGGAAGATCATAAATTAATATTGAATTCTGTAAGAGATTTAGTGACTGATTTTAATAAACAAGTTGCTACTTTAGAATTTGTATCGGTTGAACAGTACGTTAATCAAACTGCAAGAGTTAATCAAAAATACACTGGAAATATCACAGAGACTGTTAAGAAATTACTCAAAGATCCAACTGCAATTGGAACAAAGAAAAATTTAGATAGTGATAAAGCGGCCAATTCTTATTCATTTGTTGGTAATTTAAATCATCCATTTGAAACAGTTCAATGGTTGTGTCCAAAAACACAGGCATCTAAGGACAGTTTTGGATTTTTATTTTATGAAACTTTTGATGGTTATAATTTTAAATCAATTAAAAGTTTGTTAGAACAAGATTCAATAGAATATAAACAGAGTAATACGGCACTTGAGAGTGAAGCTATGATATTAGACAGTAATTTAAATGAAACAAATGATATCGGTATGAATTTAAAGACAGGAATGTATGCAAACAGAACCATTTATATTGATATTGAAAATCAAACACTAAAAGAAGTTGACTTTAAAATTGATGATTTAAATATTGAAAATAGACCTAAGTTGGGAAATAAATTAGATGAAATTCCAACTCGTCTTATGCTTAGTATCAGTGATGTAGGAGTCTCACAAAAAGGATCAGAGAGAAAGGATAAACAACCAGCGAGTGAGCTTGACGAATATAAGAATAAATCTTATATTAGAAATAACCTATTATTTTCACAGTCATTATCAATATCAATTCCATTAAATACTAATTTAAGAGCTGGTTTGGTCATTGATGTAAAATTACCTCTCAAACAAGGCACAGATGGAGATGAAAAAGTAGATAGTTACGGAAGTGATAGAACTAACGATTCTAGTGGGAGATATCTCATATTTGAATTGAGACATATTATGGCTGGTGGTAAAAGTGAAACACAGTTAAAATTAATTCGTGATGTAACCACAGTCTGACAAAACGCTTAAATAAAAGAAACAGGAAAAATCAAATGAAATCAATCGAAGACCATATCGAAAAGGATAAACAAATCCTTGACGACCCACAAGCAAACCCTGCAGCACGCAGACATGCAAAAGAAGAACTGCATGACCTAGAAGAATATGCAGAACATCATAAAGATGAGATTAAGGCGGGAGACCACCACGACCCCAATGCTTTGGAAATATTCTGCGATTTACATCCAGATGAACCAGAGTGTCTAGTATATGACGATTAATTAGATGTATCAAGAACCGACAAATTTTGCTGGAAGAGATGGATTCCATTGGTGGATTGGACAAGTTACCGATCCAAAGAAAGGAAAGTGGGATAATTCTTTAGAGAAGAAACAAGCTGAGAATGGTGAACCCATCTATTCTCATCGTTGTCGTGTTCGTATTGTTGGGTATCATGGTTGTGGAGATGAATTACCAGATGATAAACTACCAATGGCACACATTCTTATGCCACCCAATGTATCAACTACTGGTGGTCGTGGTGAGTCAACACAATATCAAGGTGGAGAAGTTGTCGTTGGATTCTTCATGGATGGTGAAGACGCTCAACAACCAGTTATCTTTGGAACTTTATTCAAACAGAGTTATGTCAAAGATCAATTAAAAAATTCAGAATTTAAGGCAAAGAAACAAACTTGTTTTAAACCTTATACGCCACCAGATGTAAGATCAACTGCTGCTGATCATGAAATATCTGACAATAGTAAAAATGGAAATGGTGGTGGAAACGGTGGAGAAAAGAAAAGTTGGAATGGTCAGATGAGAACGGATGATTTAAAAACCGTAGGAGATGAGAATGCTAATTTCAATACAGAGTTTAAGATGGATAACTCTACTGCGTGTGAGGACAATGAAATTTCAAAAATAAGTAGTGAACTAAAAGAGTTTAGTAAAAAGATGAAGGCTTTTCAAAAGTTAAATTCATCTGATGTGTTTGTCAATCCTCTCTACGGTGGTGTTGTTGATATGCAATCAGAATTAAAGTTGACATCAAACAGAATTCAAAACTCAATGACGAAGTTAGTTCGTCGTGGTCGTTCATATGTAATAGGAGAAACTTTAGATAAACTAGCCACAACTTTTAAGGATAAAGTTCCAAAACCAATGCAGTCGTCTGCTGGAGGTGCTGTAAATGAATTATCAAATACAATATATTGTAATTTTGAGAAGATACAAGATCAACTTGGTGACTATTTAATGAAGAGTTTAGAAAATATGTTAGGTCAACTTTTGGATGTGCCTATTTGTGGTGTCGAAAATTTTCTTGGTGATATGTTTGGTCAAATTAATAATATTTTAGATACAAGTCTTGGTGGTATATTTGATCAACTAAATTCAATTCAAGGTGGTGGCATTGCATTACCCAGTAAAACATTTTCAAAGGCAATTCAATTTGCTGATATCATTACAGGTATTTTGGAATGTGATCAAACAAACTGTCCAGAAAATACATCTTACTCTTCAAAGAATGGAATTAGTAAAGCGATACCTGATGATTTTAGTAATTTAATTCCTAAGATAGGTGTAAGTTCTTTAGTTAATCCTCTTTTAGATGCACTCGATGGTGCAATCCCACAGTTGCCAGGATTACCATCTTTAGATGGAGCAGTTCCATCAATACCATCTGCACCAAATTGTTCAACAAACGTTCTTAAATGTGGCCCACCAAGAGTTGACTTTCTTGGAGGTGGTGGTCAAGGTGCAAGTGGAAGTGCAATCGTTAATGCACTTGGACAAATAATTGGTGTTGCAGTCGCTGGTAGAGGTTCTGGATTCATAGAACCACCTTTACTTTCATTCTTTGATAGTTGTGAAAATGGTTACGGTGCTGGAGGTTTTGTTAGAAT